CAGGCTGCCGCGAAGAGACACCTGACATACAAGACTGTCGAATGTGTTTGACGGGCTTATCTGGTTAGCGTATAAACAGGTTAGAACAGAGAGGGGGTACGGAATGAAACGACTGACAGGCAGACAGGTTGACCACTTGGCGAGGGCCCTTATCTACATGTGGGGAACTGTCGCCATCTGGAACGGTATCGAGACGTACAGTTCACAGTGGGAGTACTGCGAGGACGCGGTTCCAGAGGGCCGGAAGTGGGACGCGGAAGCGGCGGCCCAGGTCGAGGCGAGGATGCGTGAACTGGAGCCGGCATTCGAGGCCAGATACCGAAGGGAGGGCGAATGACGCCGCCAAGCCCAGACGGACGAGTGACCAGGTGCCGCATCTGCAACGAGTGGGAACACGAATCAGCGGGCTGCGATTGCACGACTGGCCTGGACGACTGCCCTTGCGGTCTACGGGTCTGGACGAAGATTGACGACGAGATTGTCTGCTTCTTCTGTCGGAACCTTGGAGAGGATGACGGATTCGCTGACGGGCTGGCGGGGCGCCTGCCCCAGGCCCTGGACCATACAGAATATATGCATGGATACAATAACGGTGGGTTCGTTAGAGCCGATGGGGGTGAGTGATGAGCGGCATCAAAGTGACTGACAACGTTCTCAGGTTTGGCCACCAGAGCGCAAAGACGGTGGTCAAGTTGATGGTTAAGCGGCTTGGGTTGAGCGAGATACAGACCGAGGATTTTATCCACGGTTTCCGCCACGCGAGCATCGGACACGCAACATATTCGGACTGGTGGAAGGGTAACGAGCATTACATCCAGGGCTTCGACGACGGGGCTGCATGGCGCGAGACGATGCCCCGAAAGGGGGAGCGGACAAGATGAACGACGCGACACAGGGATGGACCGACGCCATTAACGGCGTCTCGTGGCTGGCCGCAGAGTGGGCTAGCAAATCTAAAGAGTACACATGCGCCTTTTCGGCAGGCCAGAAGTGGCTTCAAAGCATGACAACCAAAGGAGAAGAGAGATGAACCAGAGAGAACGACTCATGCTGATGATGCGCAACAATGTGGGGTGTCTTACCAGTGGGATAATTAAGTGCATATGCATGGCGAAAGGGAAGACCTACGACGAAGCCGTAGAGGGCTCGCATCGGGAGGGTGATGGGCGTTGGCTGCGTGAGACAACCTCGCGCTCAGGGGGTCAGCGAATCGGGGAAGCGGGGGTAATTCTCGACGTCGAACCCGCTGTGCTGATGGGCGTCAGGGGCGGCTTCCCGCACTCGGAAGAGCTCCGAAAGATTTTCGAGTCGATAATCCTGGGGCCTGAGGGAGGCGCAGACGATGGGTGACCCAGCAAAATACGAACCGCCAACAGTCGACCTGAGCAAACTCAGGCCCGGACTCGTCTCGGCACTGGCCACCGTCCTCTCGATGGGGGGCTCTACCGTGGCGAAGATTCTACTGGGCGAGTGGGGTGGACCCCACGGCGCCTACCTGACCCTGACCGGGAGGGGTGAACCCGTGGAGGGGGACCAACTCACGAGAGGCCACGATGTCGAGCCACTCATTGCAGAACTCTCGCGTCCCATGTTCGGGGACACTGAGGTTGTCGAAGTGTGGGGTCAGGGGACATTCAAGAGGACCCCGACGATGCACGCAACGCCTGACAGGCTGCTGATTCGAGACGGGGGGGTGGTGGGGCACCTTGAGTTGAAGTCAGTCAACAATCAGCACCGAGCCCTGTACATCGACAGCAGGGAGGGTTGGGGGCTTCAGTGCCAGCATACCAACTGGGTCCTCGATGGTGCGCTCAGGGCTGGCCCTGCCTGGGACTACAGGGGCATGAACGAGAGCACCCTGGTGGCACTCGCAGCACCTGAGCCTGTGTTCGACCACCTACGGCGCCTGATTCGAGAGAAAGGCCTTGATGCTGCCACCGAGGAGGCGCGGGAACTGGTGGTGAGTGGGGTTGCAGAGCTTCAAATCAGACATGTGGGCATCGAGCCCAGCTATGCACAGGAAACTGTGCCAAAGCTCGAAGCCTGGTTTGAGAAGCATGTCATCGGTGACACGCCTCCGCCTGTGGACGACACCAAAGAATGCGGACGGGCTTTGGACCTGCGCGTGGGACGACGAGAGGGGGACATGCCGATGTGTGAGAACGTCGCAGCCCTCGGCAGAAAGACCGTGGAGATAAAGGGGGACATCAAGGCGCTCAAGGCAGAGCTTCAACTCAATGAGAACAAGCTGAAGCTGGTCATGGGTCCAGTCAAGCGGGCCTATGATGACACCCTGTCGGTCACCATCAGTGACCGTAAAGGTCCATCGAGGCTGAACCAGAAGAGGGCGAAGGAACTGCTGGAAGCGGCAGGCATCGCTGAAGATGAGTACATGAGCGAGGGGGGAGCCTTCACCGTGATGCTCGTGAAAGAACGTGAAGAGAAACCAGAAGAGACAGAGGAGGTATCAGCATGAGACTCTCAGAAGAAACGGCCGCACTGTGGGCAGCATTGGCCCTCGCCTTTGGCGAGATGGGGGCGGCAGCCAAGACCGGCAGAAACCCGCACTTCAAAAGCAAGTACGCAGACTCGGCTTCTGTCGACGCTGCATCAAGGCCAGCCCTGGCGAACAATGGAATCATGGTGTCGCAGGGGGTTGAGGAGGAGCTTGGAGGTCTCGCACTGGTGACCTACCTGATTCACGGGGGCAGCGGGCAGTGGATGAGCCAGTCGGTTCCGTTCATTGTTCCACGCGGGAAGACTGAAGACCCACAGGCTTACGGGTCGGCGTTAACCTACAGTCGGCGCTATGGATTGCAGTCTGCCCTGGGCATGGTGTCCGACGACGACGATGGGGAAGCCGCATCGAGGATTGCGCGGAGGCCTGCGCCAGTGGCGCCGCCTGCACCCGTCGAAGACTCAGGGCCTGTTCCTGAACTCACAGACCTCGAAGCCAAGTGTCGAGAGATGGGGATGAGCCCCAGACTGGTCGAAGACTTCGTCATGGCAGAGAAGGGGAAGTCTATGAACGAACTCGAAACGCATGAAATCATCGGACTGAAGAAGCACATCATCGAAAACTCAGACAAGTTTAAGGAGACAGCGTGAGTCAGCAAGCAACAATCATGGGGCGCCTTGGTGGCGACCCTGAAATGAAGGACACCGGCAAGGGTGTTGTGATGGAGATGCGCGTAGCCGTAAAGAGCGGGCGCGAAGAGACAACCTGGTGGCGTGCTTCCCTGTGGGGGAAGCGGGCCGAAGGTCTCAACGGGAAGATTGGGAAGGGGTGCAGGGTGCTCGTCATCGGACGCATGGCAACCCCAAAGATTTTCCGCAAGCAGAACGGCGACCCCGGCCTGGACCTGACCATCAACGCAGACACCGTCGACATCATCGACTGGGCAGACGATGCAAACAGCGGTGCTCAGACGCAACACCAGGACACGAAGGCTAGTGACTGGGGCAACCCCAAGAACGCCGACCCCGTGCCGTTTTGAGCAGCCTGGTTGTGGGGATTGACCCCGGAAAGCGGGGAGCCCTGGTGGCTGTAGAGGGGGGCGAGTTTATCGCCTCCCTCGTCATGCCCTTTAAGGGTAAAGAGTGGGACGACAGGACGGTCATCGACTGGTTGAGCCATCTAGACGTTGCGCTCGTGGTCCTCGAACAGCAGCAGGCATTCAGGGGGCAGGGGGTCACCTCTACCTACACAACAGGCTTTAGATACGGGCGTCTGTATCAGATGGTCTCGATGCTGCACCTACCGTTCACAACCCCAAGGCCCCGCGTATGGACGAGGGTCATGCTCGATGGGGTTGAGGGCTCTGGAAAAGAGAGGGCCATCTCCAGGGTGAAGGAGTTGCTGCCATCGCTGGACCTGTCACCGGGCAGGCTTAGAGTGGACCATGACGGACTCGCAGACGCGGGGCTGCTCGCCCTTTACGGAGAGAGAATGCTCGATGACCCGCGACACCTGGGGGGCATCAGAATTTGATGCAGGTGATTAAATGCAACTTGAAATGGAAGACATTCTAACTTTTGGAGCAGGTAAAATGGAGTATTGGGCGGGGTGGAAATGGTCGCACCCAAAAGAACTCAGACCGTGGATTGCTGGGCAGGTCATCACACCCAGGTGGGCAGAAGACTACAAATCGGACGACAGGATTATCCTAGACAATGGCGCCTTCGCAGCATGGCGTGACAATCAACCAATGGACGAGGAGTTCCATGTCTCAGAGGTTCTACGGGCTGGACGCCTGCTGCGCCCTGAGTTTGTCGTTCTGCCTGACATCGTCGCCGGGGGTGATGAGTCCCTTCGTCGTTCGCGGCAGTCTGCCCCGGCGATTCACTCAGAACTCCCATCCTCAAGGCTGCTCGTTGCAGTCCAGGAGGGTATGAAGATATGGGAAGCCATGGAGCTTGCCGACATGTTTGGGGGCGGCATCTTTGTGGGAGGGGCAGACTACGCCTGGAAACGATATGCCGTTGAGACCATCAGGGCGAAATCGAAATCCATCTATGTACACGTCGCACGAATCTGGAAAGACGGCGACCTGTGTTGGCATTCGAGCCGCACCCAGTCATTCGACAACACCACCTTCGGGCGGGGCCAGAACTTCAACGTGAAACTCGACAAGGTGAAGTCCCTGCAACGCTACTGCACGAGGTTCGGGGAACTAAACCCCGTTGATAGCTGCCAGGATGGTGGCCTTCGACCATGAGCTTGGAACACTGATGCCCATACTTTCCGCAGCAGCCGTAAGCTCAGCCTTTGTGTTGTCCATGGACCAGTTCGAGGGGGTCTCGACGATGATGTCGATGCCCCGGTCAAACGGGCCTTCGACAAAGACCCCGGCGCCTGGAGTGTCTGAACGCTCTGCGGCTACGCGGTAGGCGTCCGCGTCTGTGAAGTACACGATGAACACGCCGGGAGTATCGAGGCTTCTGATGATGAACGCCGGATAGGAGAGGGTGTCTGTCAGGTAGTATCGTCCTGGGTTCATGTTATCACCAGATATTCAAAGCTGATTTTGCATTGCCCTGCGTCGGTGGGGGTGCCCCCGCCGAAGTAGTTGTTCCAGCCATCCCACTTTAACTGTGGGGTTGCGGCACCTGCCCCTATCGTGAAGTTGGGGGCGCATTCAACGAGCTTCCCCGTGCCACCGTTCAGGCCAAAGATTTCCCCGTAGGAGGCAGTGGATTTTCTTATGGTTGTGCCAGAGGTGTAGGCGTATGACCCCATGGGTGTCAGGAGTTGGCCGTCAAGAAGAACCTGCGCCGTGCTGCCGACGTAGTTGGTGAATCCCCACGCGGTGTATTGAAACGGGGTAACAACCTCCCAGATGATTCGGACGACCCTTGAGCTTGCCGGAATGGACGCTGCCAGGGTGATGGTTCCGTTGGTGGCGTTGATGTCCTGGTAGTCGATTGCTTCAGGAGTCGTAGTCGTATAGGTCAGGGTGCTGCCACCCCCGCCCCCACCACCAGCAACTGGCCCTGAGTTTGTGTATGTGCTGAGTAGATTGCTCATGTTACCCCCTACTCAAAACAGATGGCGAAGCAGGCGGTTGCGCCTACCGCAGAGTTCTCAACCCAAATGCTGCCAGTGGGGGCGCCTGCAATGGGGAAGAACATGCTGCCAAGGCTGGAGATTGCTATGCCAGCCCCACCCATCCCGGTCCCAGGCCCAAGACCTGCACCCACCCTGACCTGGATGGTAGTTCCCGATGTGTTGCTCAGGAGCACCCCGGAAGGAAGAGAGCCGCCCATGGTTGCCACCGCCTCCTCGATGAGGTCGTTGGGGTCGTCGGCGGCAGTGGTCCCAAGCATCATGGTCGCCGTCTTCTCGGTGAAGACTGCGTTGTTCGTGTATTGACGGGTTGTAATTCCTGCTGCCATGACCACTCCTTAAAAGTGTTGTGGTTATTGTGCTTTCTTTGACCGCTTTTGGAGGTCTCTGATGCCGGTAAAGAGTCTCCTCTTGTGGAGCCCGACCTGCTTCTCGATAACTTTATTCCACTTCTCGGCCTGTGTCTTTTTATATTTAATCGACGCCTGGATTTCCTTGTCTTCCTCGTTGAGTGGCGTCCCAGCAGGCAATCCGCGCCGTCGCTTTACGAGCTTTTTCTTGAGAGCCTTCGCTTCTCTTGTCAGGGTGAGAGACGTGCCCTTTCTCAGGCTGTCCTTCATCTTCTTGAGAAACCAACCAACGGCGCCCTTTGCCACCTCCTTGTCGGTGACTTTCACCTTCGTCTTGCCGGCCTTTGCCGTGAACTCGCGGCGTGGGAGAAATCGTTTGGGCGTTGGGGCCAGTCCAAGCATTCGCCGGATTACGAAGTTCATCATGGTCTCTTCGATGGTCGGGTCTAACGAGACGCCGGGAGGAACGGGGCTCCCGAATGCGCCCCCAGTAACGACGTTGACTGCACCCTTTTCGGCGCCCAGGGCGGCTGCCGTCTGGATTCCCTTCGCAAGGGTTCCGCCCACAATGGCAGCACCGAATTGGGCGATGAGCACATCGGTGGTCAGGGGGTAGCCGTGCTCGTCCTTCATGTCGCGCTGGAACGCATCATAAAGTTCAAGCGCGGGACCGCCGGCAAGCCCAATCAACTCCATCCCGTCGGTCAGATTGAACCGCTCACCCCTTAACTGTTTGAGGGCAAGGGATGCTCGCCTCTGGTCCGATGGTGAATCGCTTTTCTGTAGACGCAGCAACTGCTGTAACCCGGTGTCGCCCTTTGCCATGGAATACAGGCCCAGGACATTACGCATCCCGATGCTGAATGGTCCGCTCCAGTCTATGTATTGAAGGTCTTTGACATCAACCGTCCCGTCCTTCATTAGGCCCATCGTCATGGGGGAGCCCACTCTTGGATCCCAGGAGAGGACGTTGCGAAAGGTGTCAGAGATTGCGCGGTCCTCGATGTCGCCAGCCTGACTGAATACCGCACGCCTGCCGGACTGTGCCGTTGCGTCCGCCATCTGGCGCCCAAGGATTGCCGCGCTGTCGGTGTAGACGATGGGCGAGAAGTCACCAAGCAGCACGTTGCCGACCAGGCCCCCGCGCCTGCCGGCTAGAGCCTTGCTGAACCAGGTATGGAACGGGGACAGGACCGTCATCCCCTGCTTTGAAGCTCTGAGCACATGGGCAAGCCTGCCCGTATCTCTGTAGTTGAAGAACTTGTTCTCTGCCGCCATGGAGGCACCACGGCCAACGATGTCAGATAGTTCGTCGGGAGTCAGGGGTCTGTCCTGACCCTTTCTATAAAGCTTGCCGTACATGCCCCTCCTGATGGGGATAATGCGGTTACTGTCAACCATGAGGCTCGCCGTCTCCCCATCCTTCAGCATGTCCAACTCAGACATCACCTTTTTGTAGGTCCGTATTGAGTCTTCGAGCTTGGGAAGCGCGTCACCCTGGCGATAGAACTCCTCGAAAGGTTTCGCCAGCTTGCTGGGTATGCTGTCCCCTTTATACAGGTGGGTCTCGACAGCAATCATGTCGCTGTCTAGAACACCCGTATTCTCAAGGGACTCGAACATGCGAACAAGGGCCGGGTCTGTGACGGTGCCCTTTTTGTACGCCCTGTAGTCAAGGCCCGCAGAGGCAAGGTTTTTCAGGATGATGGGCATCGGGACGCCCTGGCTAATGCTCTGGAGCAGGACGTTTGCGGTGATGTTGTTGATGCCTGATGAGATGTTGAGAACCGTTAGGTTCTTCTTCATCCTTGCGGTCTGTCTGCTGATGAAGCTCTGCGTGTTGTTCCTGAAGTTCTCGGCGGCATCTATCACCTCGAACGCCTTGGCTACCTTGGGGTCCAGGTAGCCTCCGAGATCAGCATCCTTCTTAAACGTGAACAGCTTTTCCCGAAGAAGCTTAACCTCCCTCTTCGCAGCCTTCAGCGACATGCCGTGCTTTTTCGACATGGCCTCAGCTACCAGCGCGATGTTGCCACCCTGTAGCTGGGTGGTGATGTTGGGTATGTTCAGACCCTCGTGTTGGAGCGGGTAGAACATGACCGGAGCACCTGGCGTAAGACCGTTCTCCAGCTCGTATATCTTGAGCACGATATCTGCGAACGCTTTCGGGTTTTCTATCCGCATCAGGTCAAACGAGCGCCGGTTTCCCTTGGCGTCAGTGCCCCCCTTTTTCAGCCACTGCTCCTCGAAGATGTCCAGAACGGGGTTCACGGTGTCGGCTATCTTTCTCGCCCGATGGTTCTTGCCCTCTTCCCTTGCCGCCTTGACGACCGTGTTCCTCATTATCGCCTTCTGTGCTTCGGACGACTTCGCCACGGCACTAGAAATGACGTCGCGTATATTGGTGAGGCCCCACTCTCCTCCCTCGACCTTTGGGGGGACGGCTTTTAGCTGAACCACTCGCCCTCCGTCCTGAAACTCTTTGATAGCTAGATGCACCTGAGCACCAGCCATCGAGGGTTCCATGCCCAGCTCTACCAAGTAGTTCATCACGGAGCCGTAAACGGCTGGGTGGTCAAGATAAATGGGGGCATCCCCTGTCAGCACCTCCATTATCTGGGAGATATACCTGTCTGTAAGGTCAACCTGGGGCTTGACCCCTTCGGCTAAATCCTTTCGCGCCCTGGCCTGTCCCCCCTCGAAAAGCCTCCGTATCTTCTTAACGGCATTTTGTTGTGAGCGCGTAAGCTCCCTGACCATCGGTCTCGGCTCTTCGCGCAGCCTCTGTTTTAGTTGAGCCTCTTCGTGTGGTATCGGGAGGCCAGACGGACCCCTTACTGTGGCTGCCGTGCTGGGTCTCTGCTCATATGGACCCCGCTCCATGCCCATGGACTCACGAATGGCTGGACTGCCCTCGTCGGTAACCCTGATTAGTTGGTCCGTCTCACGCAGCGTCCTCAAGGCGAACCTGTCTGGCTCAAGAATTGCCTCTCTGAGCAACGCTTCAGCCCTTGGGTTGTCCATGGCTGCAACGTCAGTAAACCAGCGGCGAAGTGCCGATTCGTCCAGGTTCTCCAGCATGTCAATAAAGAAAGACGCCCCCTTCGCAGCCCCCGCCTTCCGAAGTGCCCCCATGATTTCGGGTTTGTAGCGTTTCAGGGCCCGGACTGCGGGGCTTAGGATTACTGGTGATGCCCCGACTATCGACCCAAGGAACGCCTCGTCAATCATAAGCCCTACGGCGCCACCAGTAACCGCGCCCTTCGCCAGGTCTCCGAAGGTTACGTCCCGGCGCCCCAGGGTCAAAACCCCGCCACCCTCATCGACAACGAATCCGCCGCGCTTTTTCCCTGCGCCTGGAATGCGAATGTTTGCGATCTTTTCTGGTATCTCGGCAACCGTGCGGGCAACCGTGGCGGCGGCACCGCGTGCGGCTTTGCCGAAGTCTCCTGGGCGCATTCCGAAGTCGTCAGCGAAGACAATCATCCCCTTGGCCTCTATCTCCTTGAGGGCCTTGATGGCTTTGGCGTTGCCCAGCCTTGCCAGTTTCAGAATGGTCGGGACCACCGGCAGGATTGTGAGTATTGCTTCCGCCGGGTGGGTGAGGATGATTTCTGGGTCTTCGTACATGGCCTCCGCAAAGCCAACACCGCCTGCGAGGAGCTGTTTGGCGACCGGGACGCCCGCCTTAAACTCTCGCACCACTCCCTCGCCAAGGGTCTCTACGGGTTCTGGACCTTTACTGGCAAACTGGGCAACCAAGCCAAGGGTGCTCTCGGAGAGCTGGGCTTTTGAACTGACCCAGTTGTCGTAAATATCCCTTCTGAGTCGGGCACCCTTCACCTCGTGAAGCTCTTCTTTTACCCTGCTTATTTCGTCTCGAAGTGTGTCGCGGTCAGGAACCCCCTCAAGCCCTGGGGTGCCTGTCCGCAGGTCCCCTTCTCCCCAGTCCGCGCCGGGGTCAAAGCGAGGGGCACCAACAAGCTCCGCAGCGGTCCCCACGGCACCGTACAGGACGCCTGCACCGTGAGCGATAGGCTCAATAAGGGTCTGGGGTACACCCTCGCCGGGTGGTGGAGCGGCGAAGAGTGAGGGTTCACGCTTTTGGGCCTCCTTGGCCTCACGCGCCTCCTCAACCACCTCCCGCTTCAACTTCGGGATGCCCGGTTTAATGGTGGCCAGTTCGCCCAGTTCTTGAATGGTTAGTTGCATCTCGTCTTCTGAGACGTCAAAGCCAAACTTCTTATTGATGGCAGCCTGCGCCTGTTCCGGCTTGGCTCCCCTGGTGACCAATAGGTCGAACACCTCCCGCGCCGTGGATGGCGCGGGGGTCTGGGGCGTCTCAGGTGCTAATGGTGCTGGCTCGGCCATTATTGAGGCTCTGTGGCACTGCGGCGACTTGCGGCATCGATGAGTTTATCAGTCTCGGCTTCTACATCGGCATCTGTAAGCTCCAAGGGTGGCACGCCTTCGACCTCATCGAACTCTATACTAAAGTCTGCGCCGCCGATGGTGTTGACGGATGCCTTCAGTGCCTCCATTTCTCCGAAAAGGCGGGTGGCGATAGCCTCCTGCGATTCGGCCTGCTTCCAGGCTAACTCCTCGTCGCCAAACAGTAGCGCATCCTCGTCCTCCGTCTTCATCGCAAGCGCAGCCAAGAAGGCGGGCTTCGACCGGAGCAGGAGGAGTTCGTCTCTCGCCCCTATGTACTTTGAAATGCTCTTCCCAGCGTTGGTTATTGTGGAGCTTAGACCGCTGGGCACGCGGTTGTTCTTTTTGCTCTCGGACTGAACTCTGCCCCGAAGGTGTATAAGAGCCCTCTGGTGCTGGTTGTAAACCCTCCGCCTGCGGTCCCATTCGGTGCCTTCGGCCTTTTTCTGGCGGTCCCATTCGGCACCTGTGGCCTTTTTCCGGCGGTTATATTCGGCAGCATCCCGCTTCTCTTCGGCGGTGACCGTCTTCAGCTTGCGCCCCTCTTTGCGCTTTTGAACATCCTCACGCTTTGTGACCATGCCTTCTTCGTGTGTCCGAGACGATATACCCCTGTCGGTGGCCTCTGCGCTAACCTTTAGTCTGGTGGCAAGCTTCGCCCAACCCAGTGCCTGCTTTTGGCTCGAACCCCTCTTCAGGTTCTTGAGTAGGACGCCGTAAGCCTTGTCGCGCTTCGCCCCCATGCCGAAGCCAAAGAACTCCTTGGGACCTTCCCACTCCAAGACCTCGTCAAGGCGGCGAATGAGTGCCTCACCCTCTTCAAAGGTTGTGGCCTTCCTCGCGGCAGCGTTGAGCATTTTGATGGTTTTAGAGGCGGCGGCTATCTCACTAACCCTCCTCTCCTCACCCTCAACCCTCTCCCTTTCATCCAAAACCCTCAACTCCTCTTCCCAAACCTTCCGCTCCTGCGCCCACTCTGGCGGCACCTCTGAAGCGGCAGGCGGCTGGGGAGGCGGGGTGAGGGGGGACTCAGTACCCGTTGGGGGGATTCCCAGCCTACCCCTAACCGCCTGCCGTTCAGGGGACAGCGGATCGAAGACCCTTGATGCCTTGAGGTCCGCAACCGCAGCCTCTTCGCCTACTTGACCTTTCTCCCCGCCGTAGAGGACCGGGGGGACAACATCGCCCAGTGCCTCGGCAATCTTCGCCGTGCTCAGGCCGAGTTGTAACCACTGGTTAATCTCTTGTGGAGAAACCTTGTCCCTCTTGGTGGCCAGGGTAGGCTTTGCGACGCGGCGTCTGAGTATGCGTGCCATTAGAAGAATGTCCCCGCTTCTCGCGCCAGGCGGATTTCGGCCTCTATCAACTGCCTGACAATCGGGTCGGCCACGCTCCTAATCCTTTCCTGGTAGTAGCGGACACGGTCCATGTTCTTCCCAACCGCGTCAGGGGGCGGGGCGCCGGCCCTGATGGCGTCCATCTGTTCCTCGGCAGCACGCTGCGAGTCGGTCAGGTCCGCAATCTCAAGCTCAGTGGTTGCGGCAACGTCAGCAGCAGCCATCTTGGCAGCCTGGATTCGGGCATCGTCTTGAGCCTGCTGTGCAGACACCGCCCTCTCCGTGTCTCGACCAACCTGCCCAAGGGCCGCGAGTGTGCCTCCACCCGCAGCCCTTCGCCCAGCCGCCTGGAATTGGCTCGCCATGCCCCTAGCAGCCTGTGCCCGTAACTCGGCAAGAGCGGTGGCACTCGCCTCCTGGGCGAGCGTTACCCCGCCCTGCGCAAGCCCAATCTTGGATTGTAGGGCCTCGGCTGCACGGCGTTTGCTTCTTTCCCAGTCCGCGTATGACCGGCGTGCCGCCTCCTCTATATCTGTCGGTGTGCGTGCCATTACCCTACTCCTGATTCGCTGTTACCAGCGTAGTCTTTCCGATTATATAAACCCAGTTACCGTAATGTGGAACGATAACCTCGCCGGCCAGGTTTTCTAGGCCGGCAGTGTCCTTGAGCCCCCACCGAACCTCGATGAAGCTCTCCTGGCCATCCGTGGCTGGGGCACCGCCCGAACCACCACCATACGCGCCGACATTAGTTCTGGCGACGGCCTGACTTCTGGCCTGGCCAATAAAGAACGGGGCACCTTGCTGCCCATAATTCTGGCTCTCCTCGCCCGTTATCTCAACCAGCGGGATGCTCACAATCTCCCACGAGTCGTTGAGCGAGTCGTTGAGGGTGACACTGCACTTGTCTATTTCATGGGTTCCCGCGTTATACGGGCGCCACGTATTGTAGGCCACCTGTTGGTATGCGTGAAGGTCCGACCTGAGACCGGACCCAATTCCCACGCCGACATGGTGGGCAAATGTTACCGTGCTGGGGTATGCGTCACTGGTTCCGTAGTTGGCGCACGCGATGACGTGATGGACGGTGAAGTTGTTCGAGATGGGTATGACGCGCCGGTCTGTAACCATGCTTATGAACGGCAGAGACCCGACGTAGGGGAGGGAGCCAGAGATGCTTCCAGATACGTCGCCTGGGAAGTTGCCCCACATAGGAACCGCGATAACCTTGTAGGCTGACCCGTCTGTCAGGTTCTCAGCCGGCGGAAGCTCGGAGTGGATGTTGTAACCACCCCTGAGCTTGTCCCTGAATATCTTGTCGACCTTTCCAAGGGCGGTCTGGATGCCGTCGTATGCAGCACCACCGGACGTATCCATCTCTGCGCTTATGAGGTCTCCGGGTGCCGGGTCCGTTACGGTGACGGCTACATTGTTAACCTCTCCGTTTGCCGGGGTTGGTATGTTTTGGACGTACTCACTATTTGACGGCTTGTGAATGTCTCTTGGCGCAAGCTTCGTACTCAGCTTCATCCAGACATTCAGGTTAGGGAGTGCGTATTTGTTTGCTGAGACGTTGTCCAGGTCTGGTGCCACAACCCGAACGACATAGGTTCTCATCGGAGCAAGCTCTGCGCTTATCTCTGAGAATGTCTGTGGGTTAAGCCCTGCCTCCCATGCGGTGGCCGGGATGGTTGCCGCCCATACGCTGGAGTATCTAGACTGGGTTGCGTTGGTTTCGCCATTGACTGTCTGCCGGGTCTCAAGAATCGTGACCTCTAGTTTGTAGTCTGAAATGCCCTCAAAAACAGCCTGGTTTGGGACTGCTCCGGTGACCCCTCCGATGGCGGCAGCCTCGTCATGCGAATCGAAGTAGAACCCCATGTCCTCAATCCTGAAGACTTGGGTCTCTTCCCCTGAATATGACGACGTCCAAATGCTATCGCCCTGGTAGGCAGGCAACACGAACGGGATCGAAGTCGCCTCTTGTGTGGCATCAAAATTCGGCACAGACAGGTGGACGGTGAACGGGCCGTCTGGCGCGGCCATTTGGTTCACTACGACTCCATCGGAAGTCCCAGCCTTGTCGGTAAGGTTATCCAGTGACGACGTTACAGCCGTATAGATGTGCCCCACCTGTAGCTTTACGCCCCGTGCCAGCCTGTTAAAGGTGTGCTTCATCAGACAATCTCTTCAAGATAGTGGATGGTGAGGCCGGCAACGATAGTCGAAAACGGGTTGACTCCCCACGTTCCAACATTTCTGGGGATGACCGCCTGATATCGAACCCTGGCCCCCGCCGGGATTGACACCTTCAGATTCTGGAATGACACGATATTGCCGGCCAAGTCCTCGGTGTGGGGGGGTGCCATGTCTGGGGCTGCTGGGCCAGGGGTGCGCCTGAATCTCCACGCGGGGTCGCTAATGAGGTGCTTGACAGCCTCAAAGCTGTTTAGGTGCCTATCTTCGCCACCGCTATCGCTGTCAACGCTCACAAGCAGGTGCATCTGGTCATCTGTGAGGGCATTCACATGATACGAGTCTGTGACCGCATTTAAATGAAGCTCCGTGATGATGCACGGGCTTACATGGTGAATCCCCGTGGACCATACATACTGGTCTCCGGTGGATGGCGAAGCAATGTTGCTATTGTAGCAACCCTTGATTCTAAGCTCATTTCTAACCTTGTCGAGTCCAGCAGCGGTCACCCAGTTTGATGAGTTGTATAGCGGCCCCCACGGGTAAAAGTCTGTCGGACTACTCTGTGACCCAGGCAAAAAGCCAAGATGGACTGTCTGCTCTGCGTATCGGGGCAAGATGTCGCCACGGGGAACCGCGTTGATGCGCCCTTCGACTGTATCGAGGGCGCCCTGAATCCTGTTCCCGTCAACGGTTGTGCCCTCGCTGAACTGCTCTCTGATGATGCGGTTAGACGCCATGGGTCACACCTCCCCAAGCAGGGTGACGTTTAAGTGGGGCCATCCAGTCTCATTTACGCCTGATACAACGGTAACATCGGTGGCCAGGTTGGCGGCATCGTTAACCACCGCATTCAACGCCCCCTGCATCACGCCAGTATCCTCATCTGACCGGAACCTGCACCCAAGAAAGGTGGCTTTAGAGCCTGCGGCAACGGTAACAAAGGCTGTCGTTAGGTTCGTGCCGGCGTCTCGAATGAAGGTGCAGCCACTAAACAGCGCGGGCATTGTGCCGGTGACTTCCGCGAGAACCCCGGTGCCTTTGAATGTGGCACCCTCGATGGTGGCACCAGCCTCAACCTTCACAATGTCAGAGAACTCGGCCACCTCGACAGCCTTGATAAGAGTGTGAGGCCTGGTGGCGGTATGGCCCTTGAATTCGCCCTCAATCAGGATGGTTTCGTCGCGCTTTCTTGAGTATTTGATGGGGTTGCGCTGGACGCTTAGGCGGTGATAGCCATCAATAATGCCTTCATTACGAAGGTCGGTCATCGTCACACCTTTTGCGCGAAGCTGTCGAAGGTCGGCCATTATCTCCCCCTCCTCCGTGCGCCGCCTACGGCTTTGTATGTCATCTTCACGGCATAGAGCCGTACAGCCTCGGCCTTGTCTAGGATAAAGCCGAAAAGCATCACGCCGATACTTCCGCCCCCGGCACTGGTGCTCATGGCGATATCGTCAACCTGCTCGTTGTCTATGAGGAGGTTCCCAGTTGCGGAGGCGGCTGGGTCTCCATAGTTAGCCCCGACCGGGTTGTGGGCCGCACCGTCGCTAAACACCTTGTCCACCATGTCGCCAGCGGGACTCTGTATCCTCGTCCTGATTGAGACCTCCTTGGGGAGGGTCACAACCTCGCTCGAACTGTAGACAACCTGGTCACTGTAAAGCTTCTTGTCGGAGCCGAACGCCGCATTATAGAGCCGGTACGGATAGTTCTGGTTTAGGACCGGTTTCTCCCCGTGAGACGTGACCCTGGTGTAGAGCCCCCGCGTCCTCACCTGCTCACCGCCATCCAGACGAAATGTGGGCGCCTTGTACAGGTACGAGACAGGCTGGCCCTCACCCTCGGACGCAGTCTGCGGGGAGTAGCTCAACTCGTTCACATACACGCTGGCGTCGTAGTCTACGGGGGCGACGGCAGGGGGGACGATGCCGTCGTCGATTTCCGCCACATACCCAGCGGGGAAGTCCCATCCGAATGTGTTGGTGCCCGCAGGGTATACGTCGTTCGCTGCCGTTGGCTTGAACTTGATATAGATGAGCGGGTTCCTGTTGGATTCATTGAGTTGCTGCCGGGTGCCGGGGACAGGAAATCCGCCCCACTCAATCATGATGCTGTCACCGGCAAGGGATGGGCCCACGCCGTGTTGCCAGCGGTCTGCCCTAACAAGGTCAAGCTTGGTGCCCTGCCGCTCATGTGGGATCGAATAGTCAAGCTGGGCAGGCACAGCCGGGTCTAAGACTGGCTCCCAGTATGTGGTATTGAATGCCAGTTCAAACTGCCAGCGCAGCGGGGCCTGGGCTCCCGGTATGTTTGGCGGAATACCTGACAGCAGAAACACGTACTCGCCCGACGAGTTAACCTCGGTCAACTCTAGGTAGAACGAGGCATTACTAAGGCCAGCCTGACGAAGCCTGACAACCGAGTTCCTGACAATGAGATTCTTCTCGTTGACATAACTGTTGTCTTTCCCCCCGCCACGGGCAAGCTCGTAGACACTGTATGGGTATACGGTGCGAGACTGGCCGGCGACCTTTCCGCTTACCGTGTCTGGGTTATCAATGGAGACCATGTACGTCTGCCCAAGCATGGACAAGACCTGACACTGGTTAACTGGGGTGGATGCGGCGACCTTCGGGTTCAAGAGGGCACTGTAGCAATTCTCAAAATCCCACAGCAGCCAAGTCCCACCCGACATCACCCAGACAGTGCCGTCGAACGAGCAATAAATCTCACCAAACTTCTCATTGTAGCCAATAATCGGGTCGACAGGGGGTGCGCTAAATGTCTCAGGTTGCTGAAGCGCGAGATTCGTTGCGCCCGGGTCACCATTGAACGCCTCTGTCGCATAGTGGGAGAACGGGTCCGAAACGCCGGCCCTCCAATACTCCTGAATGGGGTCAGATATTGTTTCATAACCAAAGTTTGAGCTTATTGCGTGAACGCCGCGCCCAGAAATCCATACCGGCACATTACGGACAGACATAATGGCAGACGGCGCCAAGCAGCCGACCTCTGCGGAGATGCGGGTAAGGACCCCGCCCGCCAGCAACCCGGTCTGAGACAGTGCGGGCTGAATCACCCACGTCTCGTCACGAGAGAAGACGTAAACTAACTCCCCGTTAGATGCCATGGCAGTAATGTCGGACAGGACGGGGATGATGTCAGAGTTTGCGGCCTTGATGTTGTTGGGGAGAAAGGCGTCAGAGTAGAAGATGGTGTTGCCAGAGGCGTAAACCAGAGAACCCTGGTGCTCGCACATGGCAGAGACGCCAGCCAGGTCGCTGTTCGTGACGTAGTTAAAGGCTTCGGTGTTTAACCCATCAGAGAAGACCACCGGGGCGACCGAACTTACCTCGCCCCTCGCTGGGGACCATGCGTACTCGTCCGCACCCTGCAACTGAGCCGAACACTCGGCCACCAGGGCGGGCCGATACACGTAGACGCCAATGTCATCGTTTGCAAAGTAGAGATTGCCAGCCAGTTCTTGAAATGAGACAGGCTTCCCGGTAGAGAGCCGCCATTTGGCAGCCGTGCGGTTGGACGACTCCTCGTAGCACGCCTTGAGAACCCTCGCCTCGTGAAAGCTTCGCCCGCCATCGCCCGTTACGGCGTGCAAGACGTGCTCAACCCTGGCGTTGTCCTCAACATCGAAAACTGAGACCGAGTAAACCGTGCTGTACGTGCCGACCTCCTGGCTCTCACCAGTGAAAACGTCAGCAGACAGCACTGTAACTATCTGCGTGTGACCGAATGCCGTTTTGATGATGCGGCTACCAAGGTGCTTCTTGTATCCCTGGCCGGTTGCAGTAAGGGACATCGTCGAATCGCCCCTATAAAGAAGCCCGAATCCAGACCTTACCGCCCAAGAACCCTGGCGGTTCTCCATATTACGAACAAAGCTGCCGTCATTCGCGGGGTCTAGGGACACCGTTGGACTTAGGATGTCCAGTTGTTGCTTTGGTGTCGCCACAGAACTACTCCTGAACCCACTGCGCCCCTCGTGGAACCCTCGTACTCGCCAAGAAAGACTTCATCTCCTGGGTAAACGACGCCGTCTTGGCTTCGAGTTGCTCATTCACCCCGTTGTCGATGACGCTGTAATGCTTAGCGGCAAACATGGCGATGAGAGGGTGGAACTGCGGGAAGTTGTCCACAAACAGGTCAACGCCAGCGAAGTTGACGTCAGACTCTTTGAGGTAACTGACCCGAATCGTACCCGTCTGGTCGGTAGCAAAGCGGAGCGTTGAGGCTCTGAGCCATGCGATAGGCGTTGCCAGGATTGGATACGGGTAGTCTGTGATGTTCGTGTTGTCTACGACGAGGTCATAGTAATACGAGACGTCAGTGCCAGACATCATCGCCACAGAGTGGAGCTTGAGCATCGTTCGCGTTGAGGTGGTGATAGAGTTGCTCAACAAGACAGAGCCGGCATCGTCAGGGACAAGCGTGCTCAAGTCGATGGTCCGCACCCCGGCGAGGGTGTAGTCAACAGACGACACCATATCGAGGGGCGTCTCCTCGAATGCGATGGTTCTGAACTCGTTGTGGCCCAGGGTGAGGAAGAGGGCCTTGTCTGCGGCGTTGACGAAGGTGTTGTCGCTCTCGTCGATGACCATCTCGAAGTAGCGCATAATCTCTGTGGTGTTCACGGTATCTCCCCCGCAGCCTCTGCGTTCTCTTCAAGGATAGCCTGGGGGTCAAACCCTGCGTTAGAGGGTATGCGCCTAGCCGAGGATGGCTCAGGAGCGGCACGCGGATAGACAACCGGCTTTCCCTCAAGACCCTGAAGGGCTGCATCATCGAGTGGGACCAGCAGAGAGTTGAGTATCGAGGCGATGACGTCCTGCGTCTCTTCGGGAAGGTCGTAGTAATCACCGCTCTTGATGAAGCTGCTGAACACGCTCTTGAATGCGTCGATGTCATCGTTAGCCATGATTTCAATCTCATAGCCGGCGATGACTGCTGCCAGTGCCTCACGAGCGTGAGACATGGTGGCGGCTTTCTCCAGCCGGTAGCCGGTCCCTGTCTTGAAAGACAGTTCCCGCATGGCGGTTTCTTTGTCGATGAGTTGAAGCTGGAAAAGCTCAACAACCTGAGCGTCTCTGGTCTGCTTCGTATCCTGGAACATCGAAGACGAGTTGATGAAGACGTCGGGGTCGTCAACGATGTTTGAGCTTTTGAGTTCCTTGAAGACCGCCTTGCCGTAAGTGTCGAACATTGCAACCATTTTGCCCTCGGTGTAGTGCTGCTTCATAAGCTGCAAGACCTTTCCGAAGGTGTGTGCGGTTGTGGATTCGATACTGTTCTGGGTCAACTGGAGTTGGCCCGTGTCCTGTGCGGCGAGGGCCTCGATGGCTTTCCCAGAGGTGACGCCAACGGTCCTCTTCCCCATTGAGATGTTGTGAATTCCGGCAACGTCTTGGATCTCAGACTGTAGGCGTTGAATGTTGTCGAAGACGTATGAGGGCAGCGGCGCCGCAGGTAACTGCTGGGGCGTCCCACCGGCAGGGTTGTAGTAAATCTTCTCCCCAGCCTTTCCTCTGATGCTGTCTGCGCTCACCCCGGAGGTCTTGGGAATGAGCCACTTCGGGTTAGACATCAACTCCACGTTCTTGAGAACCTGGGTTCTTGCCTGGTTGTATAGGTTTTGAAGCTCCAGACAGGGCTCGATGAGGCCGATGCCCCAGAACTCTCGTGGAAGCTTGGTGTACCTGCTGATGCAGACGGGGTGGCTACCGTCCCATTCGCCCTCATAGAGGGCTTTTCCGTCGAACATGATGACATGCCTGCCATCGTCGGCGTAAACCTCGAATATCTCACACCTGTCAGCCAGGGTCTCTTCGGCTGGCTTGTCGTCAGGCTTGACGGGGGTGTAGTCCTCAATCCGAGACTTCTGCTTGGGATACGCCTCCTCGAGAACCTCTTTCTGTATGAAGCTACGAACGGCGACGAAGCGGGACTCTTCAAGATTGGTGGCCCCAACCTCGACGAAGAGGTCGTATGGAGAGACAGCCTTCGTTGTAACCCGGTCCTGGTCGGCATCGTAGTAGGTATGGAGAGCCGCAGTGCCGAACTGAACGAGGCTTAAGATGTGCTCGTTCAGGGTGTCTTTCATGTTGTCGTTATGAAAGTTGTACTGAATCGCCTCTTCGCTCAACTCTGCCTTGGCAATGTCTTCGCTCGAAGGTGAGGCCGGGAGGACGCCCACTGAGGGGTAGATAATCTGGAGCTTGGCAACAACGGTGCGCTGAATGCCTAGAAGCCTGTTGATGACAACGCGGCTATCGCTGCGCTGGCGCCTGATGAACTGGTTAATCTTCCGGTCAAAGCTCAGGGATTGCTTACCAGCCACGTACCTGGAGATAAGGTCCCAGGTTCTGACAAGAGGCTCGCGGTCCTTCTTGGAAGCGGCGACAAGTCTTGCGAGGTCTCTAATTTCCATCATATGAGATTACCGCTGTCGTCATAGTCCCAGCTAACGCCATCCGAGTAACCCCCGAGAACTCTCTTAATAATCTCTGCCGACCTCGGATTGTCGGCAAGTTTCGCCAGACCTGCTGCGCCCCTGCCCATCCTCGCTGGCCGCTCAGTGCCCTCGGCAAGCATCCCGACCACACCGCCAGCCTGCCCGCCGAGTGCGGCAGCACCAATCATTGTTGGAAGTGCCGCCTTCCAGGCAGCTAGGCTTGCGCCGCCGGTCAATGGCGCGGCAGCAACGGCCCCAATGCCAGCACCAGCAGCGGGCAACCAGTCCGTCCAGCTAGACTCGTCCTTATCTGCTAGCTCTTTGGCGGCTTGTTGTCTGGCAACAGACGTTGTTCTGCGTCCATATTTCATTCGGCCACCTCAGTTAAGGTCTAGCAAGTCTGCAACGGACTCAATTGGCGTGACTCCGATGTTCGCCTTTTCCTGCTGGTAATCATGCCATACGCGCCACAACAGGAGAGACTGGTTGACGAATGCGGGCAGCATTAGAAACGCAATCAAGCCAAGGTATGGCGCATATGGCATAAAACCTCCGTGGGGGGCGGGGAGACCCCTCTCAGGGCCTCCCCTCCGTGGGGGTCACGGTCAGATACCGACACCAGCAATCACTGCCTGGGCGTTGGGTCGAGTACAGGCAGTATTGTAGTAATGCCTGTAGTAACCCTCGGCTGCGTCAGTGCCAGAAACACGGGACAACGCGGAACCGTCGAAATCAGCGAATCCGCCCTGGTCAAGCTGCAACAGCTTCCAGTGCTTGAGTGACATGAGAATCATGCCGCCTCGGCCACATGCCCGACTCGAACGGATATCGACGCCGCCGTAGCTGAGCCCGGTGAAGCCGCCATCGCCCCGTCCTGCGCGGTCGCTGTTGGTCTGAATGTTGGCGGTCAACAGGGCCGTATAGGTCTGTCGCTGCAACGGGTTCATGAAGATGGTGTCGATGTCCTCGCCGCTGGTGTTGAGGACGCCGTCGATGGCCTGCTGGATGGTGTCCAGATCCAAGGCCTGACGCCCTGCCGCTGGGGCAATACCACCGGGCCGGAACCCGTTCGACGCGAGCGTTGAGCCAGCGCGAGGGATGGTGAACATATTGGTCGAGCCAAGGTTACCGTAGATGCCAACGGGCTCCTCCTGGTAGGTGTACGGAGGGACAACTGCCGCAGGGTGGTTGTTGGTGAGAACCTCGATGGCGAGAACCAGGGCCGACTCGGCCAGGCTGATGGCACCACCACCTGCCGTGGTGATTGTGCAGGTACACCCGACGGTGTCAACCGCCGTGATTGCAACTGCGTTGGCCCCGCTCGCCCCGGCAAGGGGGGTACCCGTGCTGACGTCGATGAGGTCTGCGGTAGTTGCGCCGGCAAGCACCTCGGTTGAGAGCTTCTGGATATCGCCAAAGACTGGCACGAGAAGGGTGGCAACGCCTGCGCCAACGGCGCCATTCGGGAACGTGGCATACCCCATCACCGCGCCGCCAGAGAAGACCATCTGGTTCATGGTGTCGCGGACATCTTCCGTCAGGAGGTCCATGGAACCTTCCATCCAGTTGATGACCTGGTCGGTGTTACCCTTGCGGGCAGCAGTCATGACCATTCCGTCGACCTGGAAGCGGGCCAAAAGGCGTCGGGCTTCAACAGACAGTTTGGCGAAGTCCTGGGTGCGGGCGGTTGGTACCGCACCAGCATCGCTGAACTGGACTGCGCCGCCGGTTGCGCCGATGTGAACGGGGATGATGGCGACACGGCCAGCCCAGTTGACGCGGGCCTTCTCGAAAAGATCGAGTGCGATTGTTTCTCTATTGAGTTGTTCCTGTACTGGAGACAGGAAAAACTCCTTGAGCAATTGCCCAATTTCGTTTGTAGACAGAGGCATGAGTTTGAGGCTCCTTAGCTAAGCTTGGCGATAGCCGCTTGTACTGCTTTGTACCGGCTATCCCTATCGAGGGTTTTAGGTGCCTCCACTGTTTTGGAAGCACCCGATGTCTTTGGGCGCGGTGGCCCCGGCTTTGCGACTGGCGCCGCGACTTCAACTGTCTTCATGTGCTCTGCAATCGCCTTTTCCTGAACCTCTGCGATGTAGCTGGAATACCTTTCCGCCACAGTCGCAAGTTTCTCGGTCGGGTTCTGCACCACAGCCTGAATTAACAGTTCACGCGGTACGTTGGGGTGCTGCTCCAGAACGCTGCTAAGTTCTTGTTCTAACAACGCTTTTTGTTGCGCCACCTCAAACCTGTTGAGTCGCTCGTTCAGTTCTTCGTACTGATTTGGTACGTCGTCTGACAGCGCCTCGTCTAACCAGTCCTTTTCTTCTACTGGCTCTTTGGGAGCTTTCGCACGCCGGGACTCTTCGAGCTGAGCAATAAGCTCCGCATTCTTGTCCCTAAGCGCCTCACCCTCTTCTCTAAAAGAGTTTCGGGCTTGGATGATCTTCTGAAACCTCTTGTAAGGCACAGCATGACCATCAACATCGTCTCCCTTTTCATCGTCGCCTCCGTCCTCAGTCGCCTCGGTCTCTTCCTCGGCTTCCTCGCTAGGTGATGAACCCTCTTCAGAAGCGGCCTCTACCTCTTCTGATACATCGTCTTCTGACGGTGACTCTTCCTCTACTTCTTCGACTGCTTCTGGCTCTGCCTCTACAGCCTCTGACAAACGACTGGCGAGGTCGTCAATAGCGCCTTCATCTAACAGGTTGCTCATTGCTTTCCCTACGATGGGCTTTAGACCGCCCAAAGATGGTCTTATTATGTCACCCAATCATACTCAGAACGCTCTCGAATGTATAGCCGTCGTTCTTGCTGGGATTGTATCTCTTCCCGTGAACGGCCTCCCATTTGATAACTTCTGCGACAGACAGGGGTTTTTTGAGCTTTGTGGCTTGGTAAATATAATCGGCCTGCTCATACGCAACGTAGGCCAAAGCCAATGCGAAAATCATGTCATCATGACACCCGGTATCATGCCGGGGCTTCCCGTTCACATACACGAATGTATTTAACTCATGCTGTAATCTTTGGTCTGCGACTGTAATCTTTTGGCCCAGGAGAAGCTCATGAAGGGACGCCATGAGGAGGGCGCGTGTCTTTGTGTTGGTGTTGAACCCTAGTTTCTCGGTCAGTTCTGACGAGGTTTTGTCCTTAATCATGCGCCGATAGAGGTGCGGGTGTCCGAATCTCTTGAGGTGCTCGATAACGGCGTAGCCTGTGGACGCGGCTTCGACGTTTACCATGGCGTTGTATTTTGTTGCCGTGGCTAGAACCTGGCACGCGAAGTCTTGGACGGGTTCCTTTTGGTAGTATGTGGCGACAATCTTAGGCGGTTTGGCCCGTGTCATAACAACGAAGGCTGAGTAATCGCCCTGTGGTCCACCTTCGGCGGCATCAACGCCCATGAGATATGGCTGCATGGCGTTGGGGTCCTCGTACTCGATGAGACCTGGGGCCACTTTGGCACCGGGATAGGCTAAATCGAAAACGCGCTCACCGCTGCTGATGAAGCAGGATACGGGGTCACCAGCATATTCCTGTCTGAACGTGGCTGTAGAGTTGGCGCACTTCGTTCTGAGGGTGTGTATCGCCCAGTTCTTCTGTCGTTTTGTCAGGGGTGGGAGAGAGTGGAGGAACTCTTTCTCTGAATCTGACGGGGGCGGTGCTGGCTCTTCTGTCTGGTTGTAACTGGGTTCGATGAGCCAGGAGATGAACGTCTTGTCGTAGCCTGACTCTGTGGTCCAGAGGTTATGATAGTGGTTGAGGCCGTTGGGCGTGCTCTCGAAGACGATTGTCGGGTTTTCGCCAGCGGTCTGTAACAGGGCTGCGATATCTTCGTCGGGGCTTTTCCAGAACGCGGCTTCTGAGGCGTGGATGCTTTGGTAGGTCGACCCACGGAATCCGTTTGGGGTGCCGACCTTTATTCGAGAGCCATGTCTGAACCGGAGTTCGTTTGCGTTCTCGTTGGTGCATTCGAGTCTTAGTTGCGCCGGAAGATTGTCATAAATCGTTTGATATATGTTGAAGATTTGGCGCACAGCTTCGAGAGTATGCGCCGCAATAGCGACACGGTGATTTCGGTTGAACAGAGCTTTATGAAGGTAGTAAGCCGCAACAAAAGTCGATGTCCCCGTCTGTCGGGCCTTTAGAACAATCTGCCAACGATTCTTCTTGAGGGCCTCGTGAAGCATTTGCTGGGAGGCGTTAAGTCTGAACCTAACGAGTGCTCCTCCCTTGTTGATAATCTTTACGAATTTGCAGAAGTAGGCAAAGTCGTCTTTGCATCTCCGTAGCTGTTCAAGGTCGGAGTCTGAGTATTGCACCTAGCTTACGGTGACGATGGCTTTAACCATGTGGGTGATGACACTACCTGCGGCTGCGAGGCCGACCCATTTAACCTGGACCATTCCTGACGCCAACAGTTTGACGCTGGTGGTCAGTTCGTAGATGTTGGCCGTCAGGTCTTTGACGTCGCTTTCGAGAACGCCGAGACGGTGGTTGATGAGTTCCTCGTTTGTGTCCGTCATTCTTCGCCTGCCAGGATAGAGAGAAGGTCTTGGTGTGTTTCTGCCGCTGAGTTGTTCTTGTTGATGTCCGCGAGCAGCCTGAGCGCATCGAGCTTCACTTTGGCTCGCGATGCGTTCTTTCCGTCGGGTGAATCCATTGGCGTTTCGACGATGAGTCTCAGTACCAATTCTTTGATACCAATATCATCGAGGTCCGGTCCTGGCAATGATGCGATGACTTGAGAGAGTGTTTTGCTGTCGCTACTCATTACGTCCCCTGAGCATTTTCGCGGCGTCTACGACGGACTGTCCACCGACGAACACGGCGGTAAGGATGAGCCATTCTTTGGCTGTGAGCATCTTGAGGACGAAGAGAACGGTCCCGGCGGCCCAGGCCAGGTACTTGCGTGAAACGAACTTGCTGAGACCTAATTTATCCACGATAAAAGTCGGCAGTGAAGTGCGCTGCCGCTATCTCCTTTATTTCGTTCATGTCTTCGACAAATGTGGCGCGGGTACACCCTGTTAGCTTACGGAAGTCAACAGCCGTTATCAACCCCAGGAGGAGGTAGACGTATGGGCGCCCGACCTGTTCCTCGATTTCCTGGATGAGCCTAACGACTTTGAGTCTGAGTAGCGGGCTCGTGGATGCTGCGGTAAACAGGCCCCCATCGTCGATGATGTCATCAATCATTTCGTAGGCGAGGCTTACGGTTTCGCCCTCTCTTTTCTTCTGGGCCTCGATTTTGGCTAAGACGTTGAGTGCTCTGTAGTAGACAATCTTCGGTTTGAAGAATGCGCCTACGTGTTTTCTCTTCCGCATCTCCCTTGCTTTGGAGAGGAGGGTAGTGATTGCCACTTCATAGGCTGCATCCTTGATATCCGAGCCTGTGTGCTCTGCAATCTGACGTAGAACCCTGTTTAGCTTGGGGATTCTCTCCCGCAGGCCCAGGACGAGCAGGGTCATGCACTCTGGAGCCCAGCAGAAGTCTGTTCTTTTGTCGTATTGGTAGTCTTCTGAGTCGCAGAAGTAGCAGGGTTTCGAGCCGTCGCGTTGTGGGTGCTGGCTTATACGCTTGAAGAGCTTCCCTTCTTTGAAGCTTTTCTCAGTGTTGCGTCTCCTTTTCAGCCGCGATATCCCAATGTCTGATAATCCGCCCGCACATTGCCCGGTGTACATCGCAACCGTCGCCGCCATCGTCCATCCCCATGATTTGAGAAGCTGTTGTCAGGAAGTCTACGATTCCTTTAACGGCGTCAAGGTCGTTTGATTCCGTATGTAGGTGGTGCCGAGCCCCTCTTGTCAGGGCAACAGCAGCCTGTAGGCTCGGGCTTGCCTCGCTGTAAGACTCACCACCCGCCAGTTCCGACGTAACTTTGAGTTCCGCCTCTGAGATGAGGAGTAGGGCCTTGATGCTTTCGGTGAATGTGATGGACGCTTCGAGACCATTGGCAATGTCATGTGTCACCTTGAGTGAGTCTTTGATTGATGCAACTGTCTCGTAGAAGCTCCCCCAGACCATACCCCCTGGCGGTCTATCTGAGTCCCCGTCGATGACTGTGACGATTTCGTTCTCTGTATCTGTATCCATGGTTTCCTTATTCCTCTGTGTAGGCGTGAACTTCGACGAGTGCGCTTCCTTCTGCGCAGCGGGCGAAGCCTTCCCATCGGCTATCTGGGCTTAGGAGTAGTTCATTGAGGTCGTAGCTCAGGCGTTTAACTTTCGCTGGGTATGCTCCGACGTTTCCTTCGATTGTGTGTAATACGCCATCGGCTGACGATTCAACGATGCCGATATGTCCTTGCCAGGAGCCTGGTGTACCCCTGTCCCAGCAGATGACGTCTCCGGGTTTTGGATCTTCGACTGTGCTTCCGGTGGCTGCGATATTGCTGAAGAGTTTCTTGGCGCCCCCGCTTCTATCGAACGGCATCTCGATACCGAGGGCTTTCGCCCCTTCCTCGAAGCAGTATGACACAAAGGCTGCGCACCATGAGCCATCATCGTCGTCATCTCCATCGTCTTCGATGCGGTGGTACTTGGCGACGAATTGCCCTGAGTTGTTTCCACCTTCTTCACCGTGCCCGATTTCCCTGCGTGCGACATCGAGTGCTGCGGCTGCGAGCGGCCCGATATCGCCATCGTCTTCAAAGATGGAGTCGATGAGGCTTTGTTGGGTATTGGGTCCGCACTTCCCATCAGGTTCGAGGCTGTGTGTTCCTTGCCAGAACTCAACGAGCCTCGCGAGCATGATTTGGGTGAAGTTCCCGTTTTGTATTTCTCTTATATTGTATTCTTCTGGACTCATTCATCGCTCCTCCACAAACGGGTAACATGGCGTTCCTGTTTCTTCTTTGCACGCGGGGCCTTCGCTTATCCACGCCACGCACGTTTTATATCTCCCGTCATCGCTCTCACCGACGCCTGCGTTTTTGAGTAGGGTCTCGCACGAGTCTTGTGGGTCTTTACCTGTGGCGATGCAGCAGTCTGTGCATTTCATGCATTTGTCAGCGATGAATCGGCTTTGCCAATCAAGTGTTGGCGTACCGCACCCCATAAATAGAACCGTGAGTACTATGTACTTCATTCATAAATCCTCTCAACGAACCGTTGGTGCTTTCTCTCGAAGGTGAGGGCAAGGCTTCCGGTTCTTCCATGTCTGTTCTTTAGAACCCGGAGATGGCAGTCAACGCTGCCAGAGCCGGGAACCCAGGCATCATCCTCATAGTCTATCCGTAAAACCGCTGATGCGTCATGTTCCACGGTCCTCGATTCCCTCACCAACCCCTGGTCATTGAGTTGGCTCAAGGCCACAACAGGCACATCGCAGTGCCTTGAGACGGAGAGAAGCCCAGCACTGATAGATGCCACTTCCCGTTCCCGGCTATAGGTGCTCTCGCATCTCAGTAATTGAAGATAGTCAACAACGACGAGGTGAATGGGCCTTGATGCGGCTGCGGTTCTCACGATGCCTGTGAGTCTTTCGGCTTCGACGTGGACGTTATCCATAATATCAAGGCTTCCAGGCAGGCTTGAGAGTTTGTGTGAGGCTTGTTGTATAGAATCAATCTGCTCATTGCCGAGTCTTCCAGACCTGATGGCATCAGGCGGGACTCTGGCCTCTGCTGCTATCAATCTTCTAGTGAGGTCTGAGTGTCCCATTTCGAGGGACACGTAAAGAACGTTACGCCCAGCTTTAGCGGCAGCCACGGCACAGTTGAGAGCCATGACGGACTTACCTCTGCCGGTTCCTGCTCCTAGTATATATACAGCCCCAGGCTGCCAGCCTCCCAAGATGTAGTCGAGATTCTCGAAGCCTGTGGGGACACCTTCATCGGCGCCGGGGTTTAGATGGGCCTGTCGGCTTGACTCCATGACAGTGGCTAAGGAGGCGTTGAGGCTTGTGGGGG